AAATATTGTATGGAATGGCAATAGTTACATTCGCCTGCCCGTACAGGCCGAAGGTTTTGAATATAGTAATACCGGCATGTTGCCTCGTCCAACATTAACCATTAGCAATCTTGATGGCACCATGACCACATTGCTATTATTGGTTAATGCCACCACGCCCGGCAATGATTTAGGGGGCGCTACAGTTAAGCGTATTCGCACATTAAGGAAATATCTTGATGGTGAAGCCAATGCCGATCCTCATGCAAAATTTCCCGATGAAGTTTGGTATATAGATAGGAAGACAAACGAAAATCGTGATTCGGTGAGTTTTGAACTTGCTAGCAAATTTGACTTGGCTGGTGTCATGATTCCCAAGCGACAAATTATTGCAAATATTTGTCAATGGCAATATCGAAGCTCTGAATGTGGCTACACAGGAAGTGGTTACTGGGACGCAAATGATAGTGTCGTGGGGACGTTAGCGCAGGATAAATGCGGCAAGCGTCTTAGCTCCTGCAAGTTGCGTTTTGGTGAAACTGCCGAGTTGCCCTTTGGGAGCTATCCAGGCGCTGGTCTTACGCAATGAAACTCAATAAATCCATCCAAGAGGCTGCACTGGAGCACGCCAAGGCGGAGTTCCCAAGGGAATCCTGCGGCTTGGTGGCCGTGGTCAAAGGTCGGAAGCGGTATTTCCCCTGCCGCAACATGGCGGAAACGCCAGACGAACATTTTGTACTGGATCCTGCCGACTACGTTGCCGCCGAAGAGCAGGGCGAAATCGTGGCCGTGGTGCATAGCCACCCCAAAACCAACCACGCACCATCCCAAGCCGACCGCGTTGCCTGCGAGAAATCCGGCCTGCCCTGGCACATTGTCAATCCCCAAACCGAACAGTGGGGATATTGCGAACCCGAAGGCTTTGAGCTGCCGTATGTAGGACGTAGGTTTGTGTTTGGAATTGTAGATTGCTATACATTATGCCGCGATTGGTATAACCGCGAGTTTGGCTTAAATTTAAGAGACTACGATCGTCGTGATAAGTTTTGGCTTAAAGGCGATAATTTGTATTTAGATAATTTTGCAAACGAGGGTTTTCGCTTGATTTCATTGGATGAATTGCAATATGGTGATGCAATTTTAATGCAACTCGCGTCGCCCCTCCCGAATCATGCTGCCATTTACATGGGAGATCAAACAATTCTTCATCATCTACAGGGAAGATTAAGTAGTCGTGACATCTATGGTGGCTATTATTTAAAAAGCACTGCTAAGGTTTTGCGGCATGAAAGTCGTTAAGGTTTATGGCGCTCTTCGTAAAAAACTAGGCAGGTGTCGTTTTCAGTTTGAAGCTGACACTCCGGCTCAGGCATTAAAGGCATTGTGTGTAAATTTCCCAGGTCTGGAGAAGTGGCTATTAGATAGTGAGAAAGATGGCGTTGGCTATCGTATTACTCTTGGGAAAGAAAAAATTACAGAAAATAATATAAGCATGATGGCTTTCCCCTGGAGCGAGCGTGAGGTTTTTAGTATCACTCCAGTTATCGCTGGTGCAGGCCAGGGCGGCGGCCAAATCTTGGCAGGCATCGGTCTTGTCGCACTGGCAATTGTCGCCGGTCCAGTTGCAGGCGGTTTCCTTGGTTTAGGTGCTGGCCTAAGCGGTGTTGGCGGAGGTATCGCAGCATCTGGTTTGATTGGTGGTGCAGCCGCATCTGCCTTGGGATTTGTCGGTTTGTCTCTTGCCATTGGTGGCGTCGCACAAGCACTTTCACCCGCCCCAGTTCAATCCACAACCACGACAGAACGCGGACGCGACGCTGCAAAGTTTGAATCTTTCACCTTTTCTGGTATTGTCAACACCGCTAAGCAAGGATTGCCTGTACCAATTGCTTATGGACGTGTATTTGTTGGCTCTGCCGTTCTTTCTAGTGGTCTTGATGTTGATCAATTGATATGACACGCATTGTTGGCGCTGGTGGTGGTGGCGGAGGTGGATGCTTCCTGGGACATACGCTTGTTCGCGTTCCAGGTGGTGAGCATCGTATTGATGAGCTACAGCCCGGCGATCTTGTCCTAAGTTTTGACCACACCGGCCAAGTCCACGAAGCCAAGATTCTCAAGGTTCATGAGCACAAAGGCGAGCGCGTCGTCCGTTATACGCTCTGGGGCGGGCAGCATCTTGATGCCACCCCCAACCACTGGGTGCTTAACCAGTTCAATGCCTTTGTCGAAATCGACACACTCAGTTCTGATGATTGCCTTGTTGATGTCAACGGCCACCTGCGCCCCATCGTCAGCAAAACCGAAATCGGTACTGGCACAGTTTACAACCTGACAGTAGAAGGACATCACACCTTCATCGCCAACAACATCCGCGTCCACAACGCCGGCCTGGGTCTTGGTATTGCTGGCGCCGGCGGTGGGGGCGGTGGTGGTGGCAAAGGCGGCGGTGGTGGAGGATCTAGCCGCACCCCAACAGAAGCCGACGACTCACTGCAGTCAGTTCAATATGCCAGCGTGCTGGATCTGCTATGCGAAGGCGAAATTGACGGCATTGAAAACGGCGAAAAAGGCATTTACTTAGAAGGCACCCCAGTCCGCGACGCTGCCAACAATCCAAATTTTGAAGGCTATACAGTCGTCACCCGCACTGGCACGCAAGCCCAGAGCTACATCAGCAACGCGATTGGCACCGAAAGCGAAGAGAGCGTCAACGTCGAAGTTGTTAACGCCACTCCTGTTGTCCGTACCATCAGCGATTCCGACGTGGATCGTGTGCGCGTCACGCTTCAAGTTCCATCACTGCAAATCATCGAAGACGACGGCGACATTGTTGGTCACAGCGTCCAAATTCAAATCCAAGTGCAATACAACGCCGGCGGCTACACAACCGTCGTAGATGACACGATCAGCGGCAAAACCAGCAATCGCTATCAGCGCGATTACATGATTCCGCTGTCTGGTGCGTTTCCAGTTGACATCAAAGTTGTCCGTGTCAGCGCCGATGAATCCAGCACCAAACGCCAAAACCTCACCTACTGGTTCAGCTACACAGAAATTATCGACGAAAAACTGCGCTACCCAAATAGCGCACTCTGTTACCTGCGGTTTGATTCCCGCCAGTTCGACTCAATCCCAACCCGTAAGTATCTGATTCGCGGGCAAAAAATCCAACTGCCCAGTAACGCCACCGTCGATACCACCACCTATCTAGGCCGCGTTACTTATGCCGGCGTCTGGGACGGCACTTTTGGCGCAGCAACTTGGTGTAACGATCCGGCTTGGTGTCTCTGGGACTTGCTCACGAACACCCGTTACGGCGCCAGCATTCCCACCAGCAGCCTGGATCGCTACGACTTCTATGCAATTTCCCAATATTGCAACGCCCTTGTTGACAACGGCAAAGGTGGCTTGGAACCCCGTTTCTCCTGCAACCTGCTAATTAACAGCCGCGACGAGGTTTATAACGTCATCCAAGAGATGACCAGCCTGTTCCGTGGCATCGCTTACTACGGCGCCGGCTCACTAGTGCTCCAGCAAGACAAGCCGACCGACTCGCAGTATTTGCTGGGACCAAGCAATGTCGTTGACGGCATTTTTGTTTATAGCGGCACATCACAAAAAGCACGCCATAGCGTTGCCACTGTTGCTTGGCAGTCTTACGACACCTTGGGTGAAGTTGAGTACGAATACATCGAAGATGCAGACGCTGTAGCCAAATACGGCATCATCAACAAAGACATCAAAGCCCTCGGTTGTTACAGCCAAGGTCAAGCGCACCGCGCTGGTAAGTGGGCACTCCTTAGCGAACAAAACCTGACTGAAACAGTTACCTTCTCGGTGTCTATCGACAGCGGCATCATCTTGCGCCCTGCAATGGTGATTGACATTGCCGACCCGATGAAGGCTGGCACACGTCGCAGCGGGCGCATCAATTCTGCAACCACAACAGCAATAACTATCGACAACAACAGTCTGACCGTCAACGTATCTAGTAGCCCAACTATTTCGGTCTTGATGCCAACCGGCTTGGTTGAAACACGCACCATTGTTAACATTTCAGGCCGCATTATCACAGTCAACAGCGCCTTCAGCGAAGCCCCCAACGCCAACGCAATCTGGCTCATCCAAACCAGCGACATCGAAGCACAACAGTTTCGCGTTCTTAATGTTGCTGAATCGGAAGACGGCATCTACGGCGTCACCGCCCTGCAGTACAACAGCAGCATTTACAACGCGATTGAAAGCGACAATACTCTGACCACCCGCGACATCAGTAACCTCAGCGATCCACCTGATCCGGTCAGCAGCATCAGCGGCACTGAATATCTCTATCAAGACGGCCAAGGTGTATTTTCGGGCTTCAGCCTTAGCTGGATCAGCCCCAAGGAACGTGTTTCTGAGTTTCGCATCAAATACCGAATTGACAACGACAACTGGCAGCAAATCAATACGACATCACCATCAACAAAAATTCTTGATACACGCCCTGGAACGCTTTACATCCAAATCCAGGCATATAGCTATTTGAACAAAGGCAGTGCAATCGCCACCGCGCAATTCCCGCTTGTTGGCAAAACCGCCGTTCCCGGCAATGTCCAAAACCTCAGCTTTGAGGCCATCAATGCCAATTCAGGTCGTCTGCGCTGGGATGAAACCGTAGACCTCGATGTGAAGGTTGGCGGCAAAATCCACATCCGCCATAGCAACCTGACGGATGGTTCAGCTAGCTGGAGCAACAGCGTCGATCTGATCCCCGCCAAATCCGGTAGCGCTACTGAGGCCATCATCCCGCTGGTGGAAGGCGAGGTGCTGGTCAAGTTTGAAGATGACGGAGGCCGCCAAAGCGCCAGCGAAACTAGCATCATCATCGACTTGCCCGACACGCTGGCACCACTCACGCTGATCAACCGGCGCGAAGACCAAGACGCCCCACCATTCCAAGGCACCCGCACCAACACCTTCTACAGCGACGAATTTGACGCCCTGACACTGGATGGCTCAGAACTTCTGGATGACGTGCCTGATGTGGACGCTATGGTGACATTTGACGTAATTGGGGATGTTCAAAGTTCTGGCACTTATAATTTCGCCAACACTGTTGATTTTGGCAACATATATTCCATTGACTTCAGTCGTTATTTTGTCACTCGTGGTTATTTCCCGAGTGATTTGGTTGATAGTCGTTTGGGGGAAGTAGACACTTGGAGCGATTGGGACGGCGGCGTGATTGACTCTGTAAACGCAGT